TAAATCTTCATTTACTTCAGTACCCCCAAATTTTATAGCTTTTGATGCTTCTAAATTAAAAGCAGTATCTTCTGGATCTATAGCGTCATCTAAATTGGTTGCGTCTTTAAGTAATTGTAAATTTTCAGCTCTTAATTCAGCTATTTCATCTAATAAAGCTTGTATTTCACCATTTATAGCACTATAATTTGCATATTCACCACTAGTTTTAGCAAGATAAGTATGAGATTCTACAGCTCCAAGTTTAGGTATAATATAAAAGAATTTATCATATAAATACCAAAAGTCATCTAAAGAAGCTAAGTCTCTATCGAAAAAAGAAGGATTAGGAACATTATTTAATTGTGTAAATTCTATATCTACAGTTTCATTAAATTTAGACTTATCAAACCTTTGAGCTTTTAATGTAATATCTTCCATTATCCATTTGTTACTTTAAACATTATATCTTCATTAAATACTTTAGTAGTTCCATCTATTTTAGATTTTAATAAAACCGTATAGTATCTTTCTGGTTCTAAACCTCCCATATAAATATCAAAATAACTTGAAGTTGTATCGGCACTAATTTTAGTATAAGTATCATCAAAAGAAATTACATATTCATTAGTTTCAGTATCTTTTAAAGCATAAAATGATTGTTTAGGTAAATAATAATTATTTAAATAACCAGAAGAAGTTTGAAATACTTTTGCGGGATATTGTGGAATTGCTGCTATTCTAAACCTTTGTACACTTTCAGAATAATAAACTCCTGAGTTATTATAAGTAGAAATAAAAGCTTCTGAATTGTCTAAAGTTTTCATTTTAGATGATGGACCATAGTAAAAATCATCAAATTTAAATTCTAAAATAGGAGGGTAAATTGTATTAGTATCTACAGAATAATATTTAAATGTAGAAGCAAATGACTCTGAAGGGACAAATTCGGCTGATGAGGTTTGTTTAACAATAAATCCTTCATTAGGTATATCTCCACCTAAACTATAAGATTGGCTAAACCAAACATCTACAGTTTTTGTTACATTTATGTCTATATCTATAGGGTTTGAATAGGTAAATGTTTGGGATTGAGTTACCATTTTTCCTGTAGTTGAACCTGTATACCAAGTTCCACCACCTTGACCTCCATTTAATGCTCTCCAAGAACCTGTAGTTAATGTAGCGAATGTTATATTTTGAGCAAACCATTCTTTTTCTTCTGTTGAGGATGACCAACTACAACCATTTGTTGTAATAGGACTATTTCCAAATCTTCCAGTACCCATATCCCAACTTTGAGACACTGGGTACACATTTAAATAAGATGTAGAATTTAAATTAGTTACTACAGCAGCGTAATTTTTTAAATTTGCATTCCAAGCTCGTTTTTTAAAAGCACCATTAATTAATTCTAAAGAAGCTGTTACATATAAATTATTTGTTTTTAATAATAAAGGTGTTTTTAATATATTTCCTAACTTATAATTTTTTCCCCTATTTACAACTGTAATACTTGATATTGTATTTCCTGTTACTACTATATTTGCTGTTGCTCCTATTCCTGTCCCTGTAGAACTAGTAAGAGGAACTTCTAAATATGTACTATTAGTTAATCCTGTTGGATTTTGACCTGCAGCTAAAGAACCTAATAATGAATCTGCTTCTGTAGATAAAAAACTTATACCAGAGCCAGATATATAACTAGTATAAATACTATTAATTTCATTTTGAGAAAATTTTATTAAATATCTACTAGTTTGAGCTTTAGAGTCATTAAGATATGTTGACGCTTCTAATATTTCATCTAACCCAGTATTCATAGTTGGATATTGAGTATACAGTGTAGCATCTTTTTCAGGAAATATTTTATAAATTGCCATTTAATTATATGTTAAAGTTTTTTAATTTGTCTATTGATGGTGCTGCATCTTCTGGGACTATACTTTCATCAATATTTGAAGGTACACCACCTTCAGCTGGAGGTTCACTATTAGTGTTAACTACTGCTTCAATTTCTAAACTAGGATCCGCTAATACTTCTAAATAAGTCCTACTAGGAGTATATTGTTGTAAAGTCATTGTTTCTAATACTCCTCCATCTTCACTATCAAAATTTGTATCAATAAATGTTGCTTTAGTAGGATATCTTAAATTTTTATAATCACCACCAAGTATAAAAGATGATTTAACACCATTTGCGGCTGATGTTCTGTTAGGTCCTCCTGCTGCTCCTTGTTCTACTCCTGCTTCAGGGTTTTCTACATCTAAAGCTGTAGTTTTTAAAGTATCTGTTAAAGGAGATTCACCATCTGTAGCTCTTATAATTCCTTCATTGTTTGTATAAAATGGATTTTCAGGTCCATATTTTTGTATAAAACCAGAATAATTAGGATCATTAATAGGGCCCCCAGTACCACCTTGTCTTGTTCCAGCTGCAGAGTCTTCTACATCTAAACCTGTTATAGCAGTTGTCTGAACTAAATCATTAGTTGAAATGTTAGCTCTTACTATACCTTCATTATTTGTATAATATGCATTAGTTGGTGTGTATCTTTGTATAAAGCCAGATGTTGGTATTAATCCAGCATCTTCATCATTTGGTGCAGCACCTCCAACTTCAGCCTGTCCTATAAACTGATTATTAATCCCTTCTTCATATTCTGCTTCTAGAGGGGAAACTTTAGGAGGAATAGGACCTGGTGTATTACCAAGATACGTTCCTGGAGTAGGAGGTCCTACAATTGTATTACCTTCACTACCTCTTCTATCAAACGATCTTTTATATATTTTTAATAAATCCATATTTTTATTTTTATAATGGTACTACTCTTCCAACAATATCAGACGCAGGATATTTTAATTCAAATATCATAGGATCAACTGATGGGTAAATTACACTATTATTAGTTGCTGCAGCAATATCATAAGAAAAGTTACTATATCCTCTACTAACTCCTGCTAGATTTTTTATATTTACTGCCATTACAGTTTGTACTCCTTCTACTTTATCTAATAATATTTGGAGATCTTTAATCATTATTGGTTGGTTAAGGTTCCAATTATCTATTTGAAAATAATTTGATATTGCTGTAATACCACGTCCAATTGTTTCATTATTATTAAAATTAGGTAATACTATTATATCAAATTCAACTTGTATATTAATAATATAAGCATCCTTTATTTTAATAGAATCATTTATCATTCTATATTCAGACAAATAAGTTTTAAGATTTTGTTTTAGAGTAGCTGATGCTGTTCTTAAATGTTTTTTAGCGTTATAAGATAACACATACATATCTAATATAGTAGGTAATTCACCCATTTGATATTCTGCTACTTTTGTTGGTTGAATAAAAGCTTTAGCAATAGTACCTATATTAGCAGGCATACTTAAAGCTCTAATCATATAATCTTGTTGTGTAACAGTCCTTAATTGAGATTGAAAATTACCTAAAGCATTTTGTCTAATTTCTTCAATAGTATCAGCACCTTGACCTCCATCTGCTGCTTCAATATTATTAGTAGCTACTGAACTAAATATTTGATTAGCTAATGTATTATTAGCAATATTAGGATTAACAAAAACTATGCCTGAAGCATCATATTCAGTTAAAGTTCCTGATGCTACATTTGCACTTAATCCTCCTCCAGTTAAATATCTAATAGTTAAAGTTGTATTAGCAGGAGCAATACCATAAGTATCAGTAAACATAAAATTTAAAGGAGCATAAGCTGCTGTTAATTTATCTTTAGAAAAAGCTAATCCTGTACCTACATTATCTGGGTTTGGAACAATATTTTCATCATTATCACTTACTGTACCAGCACCAAAACCTAATTGTAAAGTAGTTGCATTTAAAAATCTTGTAGTAAATCTTCTTTGTACTTGTTTTAATTCTAATAGATTAGGAGCATCATCTTGTATGGCATTAGGGTCATTATAACTTGCATTAGTAATAGTATTAAACACTGTATCTTGTGATAAATTTAATACTTCATACCACTCATTACCATTACTATCAAAGCAATCTAATACGTTTATAATACCACCAGCTGAAATATCAACAGTAGAAAATCTTGAAGGTGTTTCAAATGTTGCAGTAATACTATTAATAGTTGCTGAAATTGCTTTTCTTGTTTTTTTAAGTAAAAACATATCAGGAGTATTACCTGCTAAACTAAAAATAGTTGTTTCTGTAGGGTCTAAAGATCCTGAAGATGTAAAATCAACTACATCTTCAATAATAAAATTCATAGAAGGATTTTCATTTGAAGTTACCTGTGTATTTGCAGGTATTTTTAAACAATAATCATAATCAGGAACTGTTGCTCCACTCCCATCTGTAGTAGCAGGTAATTGTTGATAAAAAGTAATAGTTGCTGTAGCAGCAGTTGTTACCTTAGGTCTATAACCTAACATATAAGCTAAATCAAATAAATTTTCCTGTTGTCTTGCGTATTGTATAAATGTTTCTTGTATTTGATTATCTAAATAAAAAGATAATACATCCCCAACGTATGAAGCCATTTCAATAAATAACATTCCTGTTGAATCTGAAGAAAAATCATTATAAGTATTAGGAAAATAAGTTTTAGAATAATTTATAAGTGAATTTCTAAAGGTATTAAAATCTCTATTTGTATATGTTATGTTTCTGTCTAAATTTAAATCTGCCATTATTGTAGTTCTATGTTAATCTGATCTGTTTCTCCTATATTCTGTACTTCGTAATCTAAAAGAAAATTTATAGTATTCTTATCATTTTGATTATTAAATTCTATTTTTTTAACTTCTATAGTAGGAAAATTAGAAGCTATATTATCTTGTATAGTATTTTCTAATGCTTCTGTTGTTCCTTCATTTATTCCTTCCCACAATAATGCTCTTAAATTAGCACCAAAATTAGGTCTAAATACTCTTTCACCCTGATTAGTTAATAACCAATTAATTAAATTAGTTTTTATTACTTCACGAGTTGTATAAGTAGGATTAAATACTGCTCTTCCTGAAAAAGGAAAACTAAAACCTAAAGCAGCACTACCACTATTAGGAATAGGAAAAACATTATTTAATATTTGAACCATTATTATTTATTAGTATTCATTAATCCCATTATTTGGTCCATACCAACATTTCCATTAGGTAAAGATCCATTTGCTACATCCATTCCTGGATTTGGTTGGAAACTTTGTGCGTGGTTACTTGTAAACCCAGCTGCTGTTTCTCCTAATATATTTCTATAAGCATCACGTTTTTCTGTTGAAGAAAGTGATGGGGGTTGTATAGAGGGTTGTTGAGGAATTGTAGTAATTGATTCAACTATTGGAGTTGAAGTAACAACTTTTGGAGATTTAACTGCTTCCAAAAGTATGTCTTTTAATTCTTCTTGTATTACTTCTCTAACTGTTTCCTTTAATACTTTTTTTAATTCTGTTAACTTCATTTTTAGTTTTATTATAAATATTAGTAATTTTTGTTTTTATGTCATTTATTAACCCGTAGGTGTATTTAATCCGTTTCTTCCAAATTCAAAATACCATTTATCTGCTGGTGTTAATGGTTGTGATATTGATCCATATCCAGGATTTCCACTCCAAAAAGATAACAAGGATGCTACTTGAGCATTTGTATTATACCAACCCACTCCTAATGTACTTTTAAGTTTAAAGAAAATTTGATATTTTGAGTACATGGCTAACATATTTAATGTTACTCCATTAGGTGTTATTGGAATATCATCATTAAAATTAATAAGAGAAAAAAACCAATCTTCGTTGTCTCTTATTTCTGCTTCATAAATATTTTCTAATTCTTCATCTGTTATAGCAGAATTATTGTCACCATTTATTACAATTTCATTAATTATAGGTTGATTGTAACCTAAATTTATTTCTAAAAAATAATCTTTTAAAGGATCGTTAAAATTATAAGGTCTCCCTTTTAAAAATTCATAATTTGCTATTTCAAAAATAGCTTGCATAAGTGGTTTTCTTCTAGCCATTTCTGATCTTAAACTCTCAAAAGGTCCTAAGTTATTAAAGTTATTTTCTGCGGTTGCTGCTAGTCTTTCAGAATAAGGATATAATTTATTATTAGGAATATTTTCAAAATCACCATCTTTACTCCATCTTTTACCTACTGAATTATAATTTCCTCCTATATCTCTAGCTTGTTTTAATAATGTGATTGCTTGATTTCTAATTCCACTTATTGCTGCTTTTAATTGTATTTCATTTACAGTACTTGCATAATCAGCTAAAAATAAAGTTTTTATAGTTGCATTTAATACCCTATCCCCTTGTTGCCATTCATATCCCTCATTAGCTACAGCTTGTTCTAATACAGTTCGTGAATTATTAAATGCTTCAGTAACTAAAGTATCATAATATCCCTTATTTGGTCCTTTATTTTGTGATAATTCCCAAGCTAATTCATATAATTCTTCTGCTTCTTCCGGGTTAGCCCCATATATAGCTGATAATATAGCAACCTGAGCCATTTTTAGTATAGCTTTAAGTGGGTCTTCTGCAGGAGCTGGTGGTGGGAAAATTAAATCTTTTGTATCTATTATCCATTTCATTTCATCTACTAGTACAGCATTAGAAGATGAAAAAGATTCATCACCAAATAATTTTTCTACAAGTATATTTTCATTATAAAAGTCACCCTCTATAACAGTTTCTTTATTTTGAGCTACTATTTGTTTTTTATCAAAAGAAAATTCTTCTACTGTAGGGACAATTTGTTTTCTTAAATAATAATCACCATATAATAATCCAGGAGGTTTACTTAATATATCATCTAATTCAGCATCACTTAATATATCTACAAAATTACCAGTTGTAGCTACTATAGAATCTAAATCTTCTTGGGTTATATTATTATCTTTTTCTAAACAATCATTTAAAGCAACACTAAATTCATTTAATTTAGTAATTACTTCTCCAACATCTTTACTTATTAGTTCTAAAGCATCAGGAATTGCATCTAAAGATGCTTCTTCTTTATCTATTAATGTTCCTAAATTATCTAGAGCATCTGAAAAATTATTAATAATACTTACAGGTATACCTACACCAGGAGGAAATGATGTGGGTATTGGTAACTGTTTAATAACTGTTTTACCTGCACTTAAAGCTTTTACTGCTACTTCAGATCCTGCAGCTACTTTATTTAATGTTGCTATTTTACCTTCTATTTCTATTAAAGCACCATTAATTTCGTTTTTTTGTATAATTAATTTTTTTAATTCTTGAGTTGAAGGACATGCGTCCTTAAATTGTTTAATTAATACATCTAAAGTTTTATTAAACTGAAATGTTGTTTTAGTTATACTAGTTACCATTTTTGATATAAATCCTGCTAATCCCATTATAAAGTTTTTGTTGTTTTAGATTTATAATATGTAATAGAAGATAACATACTTTGGGCTTGTAAACCAACTTTAGTAGCTGTTTGTGCAACTGCAATATTAGGTACAAAAGGAATAGGTGTACCTACAGTTGTTAAAGCTGTAGTTAGTGATATAGTTTGTTGTAGTAATTTTTGAAAATCATCTAAAAATTTATCTCCTAATATAACAGGCTCAGTTGCATCTTTACTTCCTAAATAAACCTCTCTAGTATCTACTATAAATTTATTTTTTGAATCTATATTAACTGTATCTTGTGTGTTTAAATTAATTGAATTATTAGCACTTAATAATATAGATTCATTTTTTGCATTAAATAATAATCTTCCAGAATTAATTAAAACTTGTTCTCCTATATATTTATTTGGGTTTTCAGGAGGTGTATCATAAGATTTATAACTTATACTTGCTCCTTCAATAGGTATTTTTTGATCAGATGTTAAATAAATTGAAGATTTATCAGTATTAATATTTTCTACTTGAGGTACCCAAGAATCATCATCAGTTTTAGTTTGTCCATTTTTTATAATAGTAATAGGTTCTCCATCTTCCCCATTATCAGACCAAGAATTAGAGGGTGATGAATTATTTACTGTACTTCCAAATCTTATAGTATTACCCCATCTTCCTTCTAATAAAACATCACCTTCAAAAGGTTGAAGATTTCTAACTTCTCTTTCTTTAAAAGTTTTACCTAAATTTATTGAATCTTGTTCTGTAGATTGTACTTGAAGGCCTGCTTCCGTTTTTTCATAATTTTCAGCATTAGAAGGTTGATCTTTTAAGGAATTAGGTATAGCATTATGATGTACACTATTCCATATGTTAACAGATTGAAAATAATAATATTGAAAGCCACTATTTAAATCATTTTGTACTGATGGATTAGGTAAAGATATTATATATACAACTTCATTTAAAACAGGGAGAGTTTTTAAATTTGAATGTAAAGGAGCTGCCCAAGATAATGAATCTAAAGGTGCACCCCCAGGATTATTTAATTCTTCAAATAAAATACCTCCCACACCCAAAAATTTACCATATTTTGCCCAATTAACAGGTTCCTCTTGCCCATTTAAAGAAACAAATTTTACCCTTACAGGTGCAATTTGTTGGGCTTGAGATGTTGGTGAAGAACTATTAATTAATGAATTTAAACCCTGTTGTATTTTTGGCATTATTTATCTTTCTTTAATTCCTTTGATACTCTTTCTAGTTTATCCATTTCAGCTAATAATTCTTCTTTTTCTTCTTCAGTAATACTAAACTCATTATCACTATCTACATTTTGAACTGCACGTTGTATTATTGTAGCCATTTTAATTAATTGTTCATCATTTTTAACACTAATTTCTAAATATTCTTTTATTAAAGGTACTATTAAAGTAGCATCACCAATTTCTTGTATTAATGGTTTTAACTCACTAATTAAAGCTGTAATTTGTTGTTTTTTAGTAGTTTGATTTTCGTATATTTCATGTAAAATATCTGAAAATTTTTTATTACCAAATATTATTGAATCTAATTGTCCCATAAGTTTTGATTATAAATATTAGAAATATAAACTTTTAAGATGGGAAATAACCCCTCTCATGATAAAATAAATATTTTTCTTTAAATACTTTATGGAGTTTATTAGCTATTTTAGTTATTTTAGGAGTTTTTACATCAATCATTTCTCTAATGTAAATATATAATGCTTTTTTATTAAAAACATCTATAGCATCTCTCTTTCTAAATAACTCTAAAATACAATCAGCTATTTGAGCATCATATTCTTTTGGAAAAAAATTATATATATTTTCAGTCATATATTTTACATATAAATCAATAAACACAGATAATCTATCTCCTTCTTTATATCCTTGAGAGTGTAAATCATCACCTTCAAACCCATCACCTATTTCAATAAATTTTTTAGAAGATTGTTCTAATTTTTCATTAAGAATAAAAAAAGTACTATCTGAAAGATCTAAATTTTGGTGTTTAGATATATCTTCAACTGATACCTTATCGATTTGTTTTTTATAATTTTTTTGATTATAAATTATTAACCACCTTTTTACTATAGTACCAAAATATGAATATGCTTTAGCACCTTTAGAAAGATCAAATAAATGTATTTTATCTAATAAAAATACCATTATTTCATGTTGTAAATCTTCTAAATTTTCAACACCATCTGTATAGTAAAATTTAAAAGTATGTATTATATTTTGTGTAAGTTTATAAAAAGGATAATGTATTTCTTTAGAGTATATATTACTTTTAAATAATGAATCGTCACTTAAATTATAAGCAACAATAGCATTTTCTGTCTCTTGAGTAAAATAATTTCTTTTTTGTCTTTTTTTCTTAGCTGCTCTTATTATATTATCCATGTAGTCATAGGTTATATTTCTTTAATCTTAAATTCATTTAACATTCCTTGTATAGCCATAACTGTCTTAAAGAAAAAACCTATTTCATCATCACTTTCAAATCTTCCTTGTGAATCCAATTTTTTTAATTTTGTATCTGATATTTCAATTGCTTGTGATATCTTATTAAGATACTTCATATATTCTACTAATATATCTTCTTGTTTTTCATTTTTACGTATTAAATTAGCAACTGCAAATCCTAATACTATTATTAACATTGATAAAATTGAAATTATTATTGTTTCCATATTATAAGTTTTTTAACATATCGTTTAATCCTGGGCTTGATAAATTACCAAGTGCTTTTGACTTAGTAGATTTATTAGATTTTATTGTAAAATTATCTTTTTTTGCCTGAGTTGGATTTTTAAATTTAGGTAACCATTCAATTTCAAATTCTATTCTAGCTGCCATCATATCTGCCTGATGTAAAATAAAAGGTAGTGAAGTACGAGGTTTTTGTTCTGGCATATAACCTTTTAAATATTTATCATTTGCTGAGTCATATAATCCATCATGTGTTTGAATTGCTACCATTTCATTGAATGTATATTTAATATTATTATCCTGAAGAAGAAATAAACCTCTATCAGGTACTGCTGAAAATGCTAATTTTTTATTAAACATATAATCTTCACCTAACTTATCTCTTCTCCATTTATCAGTTTGAGGTATATATGATTCATGGTCTTCATCACCCATTTTTCCTAAATCATGATTAATAGCTGAAAATACTAATTCTTCAGTAGTAAATGTAGTCATATCACAACCAAAAGATTTCCAAACATCTGACATTGATAAAGCAGCATGAACTACTCTATTAACATGATCAACATATCCACCTGGAAATGCTGAGTGGTATTCTTTTTTATGAGCAGCTGGCATAAGCATAATACGTTCTGCATATGTTTCATAAAATTTAGTTAATTGTTCTTTACGAGGAGATGAAATATGAGTATCAATATTACTCATAAAATCCATCCAATTAGCTTGTATTTTTTCTGCTGTTAATTTCATAACCTATTATTTTATTATAATGAATCTTCTTCACGATCTACAAACATTCTTATATTTGTTGCTTCGTCTTTTGTTTTTTCAATTATTTGTCTAAATTCTTCAACATCTGCATTTGGTCGTTTTAATATAAACAATAACTGTTGTTGTAATCCTTCTATTTTCTCGCATAAACGAATTACATTTTCTTTATTTCTCATCTTTTTATTTATTAATTATGTTATGGGTACCCTTCCCCCATATTACTCTATTCTCTTATTCTTTTACCTCTCTATCCCTTATGTACCTCAATACCTTTTTACCCTGTATTTCCAATATATAAAAAATAATTTGGGGATCCAAGCTACTCTGAAAGATGATTTAAAATCTTTTGAAGGTGGGCACATCTTTCATATTGTTCTGTTTCTATAAAAAAATCAATTCCCGATTGTAGTGTATTATCTAATCCTTTATCTATATAAGTATTAATACTATTTCTATGGGATTCATTTTCTAAATCTATTTTTTTAATATA